GTTACTAAGTCTCTCCCACCCGATAACGTTTTATCCAGCCAAACCACGAAACCTTATCTCATAGGGTATCACCTCGACGAATTCACCGTCGAATCGCCTAACCTCGATGCCGAGTGGGCGACATTCAAAACCGCTCGATACAAACTTTCCGGTCCGGGAATCGCTAATGTCACTTTCGTTAACAAGCCTGGATCAGCGATTTCGATTTCCGACAATATCATATCCATCCGGTACTCGGGCACTCTCACACTTCGACGTGTTCGAGAAAGCGTGCCTATGCTGAGATCTCTGATTTCGGCCAACCAAATCCGGAAGCTTGGACTTGAATATGCCGATGTTCAATCGTTGGACCTAACTGCCCTCAAGCAGGCGCTGTTTTCTATTTCCGGCACCAATTGTACCTATTACATCATAGGCACCGTCCCGAAGAAAACTCATTACGGTCTATTTGCAATCACCAACCTCGAAGGTATCATAGAACAGCCACAACCGCATTACGACTATCTCGACTATCCGGCCCTACCACACGCCCCAGTCACACTTGAATCTCAAACCGAACATTCCGTCGCCGCCATCAATGATTTTCTCCTGCACATTTTCAAGAAAAGTTATTTCGTTAACATGGCCTACGATTCCTGGCTACTACACCACTCAGACTTCTACCATTCATCTTCTGGTTATTCGTTCGTCAACACAAAAGGATTGTATTACACTCCTCGCTTCGATTGTTTGACCCCGCTTGTCAACTCTCCAGCTTATGCCACCAGACTACGCACCACCAGAGAAATGGTCTTAGCTCTAACTAAAAGGAATCTTGATGTCCCACGTGTTTCCCAAGTCATCAATCCCGACTCCTTGTCTGACACCTTGTTTGACAGGTTCCTCAGTCGATGCACCACTCTCAACCGTTCCCAACAGTTCCCTGCTATCAACCTCTCCAGTCATGATATGCAGGAGTGGCTCGACAGACAGTACCAGTTCGACCTTGCGTCCAACCTGCCAACCAAACCTCTCCAAGATCAGGACCTGACCGCGTATTCATTCGACATCAAAACTAGACCAAAACAAAATCTTACCGAAGATGCGTCTGACACCTATTCCGCTCTCCAGACAATATGTTTCAGCGACAAAATAACCAACAGCATCTTTTGTACCTTCTTCGGTATCATCAAGAAACGACTCTTCGCTCACCTTCGCAACCACGTGAGAGTTTTCACCGACTATTCCGCCGACGAGTTCGCGTCTATTCTGACTGCTGAAGTCGGCTACAGTCCGTTTGCTCTCTTCGCTGGCGATGACTCGTTGCTATTTGACGGAATAAACTTCCTGGAAATCGACATATCTAAATACGACAAGTCGCAGAACGATG